AGGATCAAGATAGCGGATTAAAGGTGCGACTAAAGCACCGGCCAAGATTGCATATTCAGGTTTAACATCTGCAACCAAAGCCAACAAGGTTGTAACTGTTGCGGCGGCAATGCTTCTTAGATATGACTTAATTACTTCTTTTTGTTTTGTAGTAATTTTCATTTTAATCCTAACTCTTTGATTTTTTGTTCAACTTCATATTGGCTTAATGCTATTTCAAAATGCATATCATCTTTACGCTTCTTGTAATTACCACCCCAATTTAAACCATATTTAGTTATCAGTAGGTTAATTGTATTACGCTGATCCTTATTAAATGTATTTGACTTGCCCAAAGGATGTTTAATTGCATTTAAGTCTATGGCAGTACCGGATGCGTGATTGCTTAGTACCCGATCAGATGATCTAGTCATCCTAAAGGCGTATCCCCAATCATCTAATTGGCCTTCATCTATTGGCTCAACTGATTCATGAAATTCTTTACAAAAGTTTATTAACAAAGGCGCAACGGCTTTAGAACAGGCAATTTTAGTTTTAATACCAGGTATTACAAAAGATTGGATACCTATGGCTTGCCGATCCTCACCAGCCGGCCATCCATTTGGGCTAGTTAATTCTCTAATACTTGCCACTGTAAAGTTTCTTCATCCCATGTACAAATACCGTTTGGTTTTTGTTTTGGTGCTTGCCAATCAAAATTTTCATCTAATAACCAAGATGCATAAGGTTGTGGCGCAACAAAAACATCTGCAACTTCATCATACCGATAACCAACTCCAGCGTATTGTTTTCTTATTCTATTATTGTATGATGTGCGTTTGCAAATTTGTCCTCTAAAATTACTGTACCAAGTTTCAGTATCTAATCCTTCAATTAACTGAGATTCATCAATACCCGTAATTACTTCGGTAACAATATTATTTTCATCTATAAATGCGTAATGTGCCATTATGCCCAACTCACATTTCCTGTGCCGGCAGTAATTGTTGTAACCTTAAAACTGCCATCTGTTGCGGTTGATCCAGTTAATCCTGCACCAATAGTAATTGTATTAGTATTTGGGTATCTTAAAATTACAATTCCTGATCCACCATTACCGCCTGAATTTGCGCTGTCTGTTCCTGATGAACCGCCACCGCCGCCGCCTCGGTTTGCAGTACCAGCAGAACCACTTTGATATGGCGAATCTCCGTATCCACCATTACCGCCGCCCCCTGCGCCGCCTATTGGTGGGTGAGATGAAGCAACATAAGAACCTGCGCCACCGCCGCCGCCATAAGTAACTGATGATCCTGTAATTGATGTTGCAACGCCCGCGCCGCCATCACCAACATTGCTTTCAGTTGATGTTTGTCCAGTTCCTGAACCACCTGCTAATCCATTGTAACCTTTTGCCCCCGCGCCGCCGCCGCCGCCCCCGCGCTGTTGAGGTGAACCAGTTGATCCGCTACCACCCGCAAAACCTTGTCCACTTGTACCACTTGCGCCTGGTTGTGCGCTACTTGAATATCCTGCACCGCCACCGCCTGATCCAAAAGTACCTGTTGGCGCGGCTTGTTCATAATATGCACCGCCACCGCCGCCATAAGATGTGATTGAATTAAATACAGAACTTACTCCAGTTGCGCCATTGGCATAATAAGGAACGCCACCTGCGCCACCTGCGCCAACTGTTACTGTGTAATTTATTGATGGATTTAAAGTCAATGCTGTTTCTAAACTTCCACCACCGCCCGTTGCCGTAACTGTGCAACGCAATCCACCCGCACCCGCGCCACCACCGCGATAATTTCCACCGCCGCCGCCACCACCACCAAGAACCAAATAATCAACTGTTATTGTTGCCGGTGCAGATGGTTGAGTTAAAATTCCTAAAATGTTCATTTATTATTCTGCAACCCTGCCAACTACATACCAACTATCTGTACTTACTTTTATACACGATACTGCACCAAAAGTTTTAGTAATTGTTGGATTAGTAGATACCGTGCCGGTTGATGCAATAGTTACGCCTGATCCTTGCACAATTGATACCGTGCCGGCTGAACCAATTTTAATAAAATTTACAACCGATCCAGTAGTCATGGCCACACTTGAATAAGGTGGAATAGTAATTGTAGTTGTGCCAGTGTTTGAATATGTAATAAGTTTATTATCTGCATCAGTTACAACTAAAGTATCTGATGTAGACGTTACTGCCCTAACGGTTAAATTGGCTACGCTGTTCATCTGAGCCGCCGTTAAAACCTGACCAACTGAAAATGTTGCCATTTATATTCTCCTAATAAGCCAAAAAATCTTCATTAAGTTTTCCATCAACAGTAGAGTCTAGCAAAAAACCCACGGCAAAAGGCTGAGCGCAACTGAAAATAACCATAAAAGATTTGGGTGTTATTTGATAAGTTAAACCGGCAATGACGGAATCCGTAACCACATTACCTGCCGGCAAGGTTTGGGTTACCTCTATTGGATCAAATATATCTAAGTTCAAGGCGGCTATAACCCGGCTAGGGTCATTTGAGCCGTAGGCATCAACAGTTAATGAGTTTAATTGGATATTAACGCCTTGTTCTTTTCTTGATGCAATTATCATTTGTGCTTGATTTAAAGCATCCGATTGAGTTTGCATGATGCCGCTTCTAACCCGACTATGCTGAAAATAATCATCAATACTTGCAGAATCAGATGCGGTCTGACCACTCAACCCATTTGGCGTTACAGTTACCTTGTTGATCATTTGATAATCTGAAATATCAAACTCCACTGCCTGATAGGTAATATCACCTGATCCCGGCACATCACTAAATTTAGTTACCGTGCCACCTTCTGCAACTATGATGTCGTTGCGTGATAAAAATTTGGCATACCCTCTTTGATCCATCCAAAAAGCCCCTAAATCTGTGCCTTCTACAATTTGGCAGGATGATAATAATGATCTTGATGAACCATCATCTGCCTGTACGGTAGTAGTTGCAGTAGTTGAAATATCACGCATACCACCCGGCCAATCTCCGGCATCTAACAAACTTGAAATTCTTTGTGCCGTAGTTTGCCCGGCTGTGCCACCGCTAACAGATGTAATAGTTGTAAGGTTTAATAATTGAAATCCATCTACACAGGCCAAAGTTACATAGGCTGGATCAAATCCGGTGGGGCTTTGATAATTCCATTCTTGTACATAAAAAGAACCCAGGTTATAGGTTGTGCCTAAGTATTCGGCTGTAAAGCGAATTTTACGCATTGGTTTTATTTTGCCATATAAACTTGATCCAGTATTAGCCGGATTAAATTGACCTGTTTGATCAACAAAAGTAATGCGTGCTGTACCACCTGTAAAAGAATCTGATGATCTGTTAAATGCACGGCGAATATAGCATTGAGTTACATAAGGCGTTATATCAACAATATCAGCCGCCGCAGTTCCCAAAACTGCTACATCAAGTGGGGTTGCAGGATCATCTAATATTAAGGCTGGATCAAAACTTGCGCCGTTACTAAAATCAATTTGTGCGCTAAATATTGCGGCTGGCATTATCTTCCTAAATTAGCCAGTTGAGTGACCGCACCTGATCGGTTCAAATTATACAAAGCATCTTGAATTACAGATTGTAATTGGCCTTCTGATATAACCGATCCTGCCACATTAACATTTACAGTTGTACCAAATCCACCCATTTTATCTAATGGTATTACCGCTTCTGATCCGGCTTCACCTATTAAAGCCATTGTGGGTGAACTTACAATGCCACCATCTGCCATTGCTAACATATCAGGTGGCAATACTCTTTTACCTCGGCTAGTCAGTTCACCTGTTGATGTAAATAGAGATGGCATTTCTCTAGGTAAATCACCTTCTTGAATTTTATTTGTTGTGTTTACTTTATCCTGTAAAGCCAAAATAGTTTTAGTAGCCTTTTCCATTTGGGCTATATTTTCAGCAAATGGATTTACATTAGGTGCTTGTGTTGCAATTTTTTGATTATTTACTTGTTTCATCAATGCTAGCATTTTTTCTAATTCTGCATTGCCTTTAAATAATAATTGTAAGTATATTAAAACCTCAGTGTTAGTCATTCCCCATTTTTTAGCCAACATCTCAATTTCTACGGTTGTGATTTGACCATCTTCAATTACCTTTAATACATCTGCATATCTTTGTGCTTCATTGATTGCCGCTTCTGTACCTTCAGCCAATTTTTGCAAAATCTTTACACGCGCCTCATCTTCTAAAGATAATTTTCGGCTTAGTGCAACTTGAAGGTTAATACGATCAAGATCAAACATTGATTGTAAATCAGCCTTCTTTTTATCAAAAGCCGCCTGTGCAGATTTCTCTTTTGTCAATTGTTTTTCTCTAGCCAAAATATCTTTTTGTATTTTTGCTAACAATTGATCTGTGGTTAATTGTTTTTTTCCATACATTCTTTGTTGTTCTAAAGCATCAATTGTAATTTGAGATAAGCCTATGTATCCGCGTTCTTGCATAGTACGCTTTTCTCTTAATTTGATACCTTCTTCTTCAATTTTTTGCAACGCATTACCACTATAAGTTAAATCACCTGTCAAACCTTGAACTGCTACTTTTAGAAAATCAAAATAAGCACCTAATCCCTTGTTTTCAAATGTTGCGGCACTACCAACAAATATATCCGAAAATTGTGTGGCAACTTTTTCTAACTTATATCCAAAAATATCTAAACTATCTGATCCAGTAGCAATAATTGATGCGGCTGTTATAAATCCTTGCCCTAAAGTTTCTGTGGCTTCTCCGGCACTAATTGAAAATGATTTTAATTGGCCTTCAAATGTTTTTGTTTGCGCTTCTGCCGATCCTGAATATTTATCTAAACTTTTAATAACTTCTGTAAAACCAGCCGCTTTTGCTTCTGCGGCGGTATAACCAATACCTAATGCGCCAATAGATTTGTAATTACCAATAGCGGCTTTATTTATGGCATCTAAAACCGTACTTAGATCAAAACCTGTGCCGGCTGATGTGTCTAATGCTTTTGTTAATAAATATTGTGAAGATTCAACATCACCTGTTTGTGCTACAAGTTGCCTAAAAGCCGGTACTAATTCTTCTTCGGTAACATTTGTGGCGCGTTGTAAATCTGCTATAAAACTTTTAATTTCGGGCAATTGAAATTGTTGGCCAATACTGGCCAAAGTTAATTGCAATTGTTTATCTAATTTTTCTTGTGCCAAAGCCGCATCAATTGATTTTTTAGCAAATATGGCCAATCCTGCCGCCGCCGCAACACCACCGGCTTTAGCAAAAGATTTTAATCTAAAAGCCCCCGTTGCAACTGTTTTATCAAAACCTTTTAATTCTTTTGTGGCGCGCTCTAAACCTTTTTTATCAAATTTAGTTAGAAAGTTAATTGCAACATATTGACTTAATGCCATTTTAACCCCTAAATTCTTTACCTAGATATTTTTTAAGTACACCGTATAGATTAGCATTTACCTGTTCACCTAATTGATATGATGCCCGATAAATCAATCTTTTTTCTTT